GCGCGCAGAAATACGACCGGGACAACTGGCGCCATGTTGACAACGCCATGCAGCGCTACACCGCTGCGGCCTTCCGGCACTTGACCGCCTACAACAAAGGCGAAACCACGGACCCCGAAACCGGCGTATCACATTTGGCCCACGCAGGCTGCTGCCTGCTGTTCATGCTGGCCCTGGAGAAACAAAATGGCATCGACGCCGGAGAGTAAGGTTAAGCGTCAAATCGACGCACTCCTCATGCTTCACGGAGCATACCGCGTCATGCCGGTATCGAACGGCATGGGGGCGCACGGCATCCCCGACTTTTTGGTGTGCTTGAACGGCCGGTTCATTGGCATTGAGGCCAAGGCCGGCAAGGGTAAGCCCACTGCACTGCAGCTGTCTAATCTTAGACGCATCTACGAAGCCGGGGGAACCGCCCTTGTCATCAATGAACACAACCTTCAACACCTCGGCGGATGGCTGTCAGTCGTCAAAATGGGCGGCCGCGCCTTCACCAACATCGAACAATACGAGCAACCCGCAGAGCCTGAGACCGACGGGCCCCGGAAACGGGCGAACACCCGGTCGGCAGACCGGGCAACACAGGAGAAACGAGTATGAGCAATCTGAGCGCCGGCGTCCAAATCTTGGTCGACCAACTGAAAGAAAACCCCGACCACTTCTTTGGCTCACTGAGCCAGGATAAAAGCCACGTACCCTACTACCCGAAATTTCACGGGTGGCGGCAGGTCATTGAAGAAGAGCTGGTCGGCATTGACTACCGCAGCGACAAGATCAGTAAGCGCTTACCGAACACATGGTTCATGACCGAAGAAGAAAAAGAGGCCCTGGCAGATGCGTACCTGCTGGCCAAGCGCCAGCGGTTTGACGCCGAAGTCATCACCGCGCTGACTGCGGAGTCTGTGGAGGAAGGCACGGTGAAGTTCAACGCACAAAACCGGTATGTCTTCCCGCAGGGGACTGTTGTGGGTAGCCAAGAAGCCATGCGGCTCGATAGCTCCGGGAATTTGGGCATCGGGTCAAATTCAGCGGCTGGCGTTTACCGGGGGCGTGTATGAGCGATGAACTCAATTGCTCCGACGGAGCCAAGATGCTGATCGAGCGCATGCAGTCTACCCCCGAGGAGTTCAAGAACACTTACGACGGGCGGTGGCGAGACATACTGGACTGCGCACGCCGTATGGTCGATGAAGACGATCACAGCGAAGTCATGTCCAAGCGTGATGCCGAGGCAATTCTGAAAGCACATGACGCTCACATACTGGAGCCCAGACTGGCCGAGCGCATACTCAACGAGCTGATGGAGCCGAAGGCTGAGAAAAAGCAACCCAATAAGCTGTTGACGCCCGGCAACATGTCGCAGGAAATGCTCAAGCTGCTGGAACAGCAGTACAGTCAAGCGTACCGCGAATATAGGACTGACACGCAATCGGGACAAAGTATGTACGGCAATCCGGCAGAGACGAGCAGCACCGCCACCGACCCGTGGAGACCATTCCTATGATACACTTTTGACCGATAACTTTTTATCAGGTCGATATGTCAAAGAAACAAACACCGGAATCGTTTTGGGCGCGCGTAAAAAAGTCGCGCGGGTGCTGGGAGTGGCAGGGCAGCTGCACCAGTTCGGGCTACGGGTCTGTCGGGTGGCATGGCGTGGTGTATTCAGCGCACCGGGTTGCTGCGTGGTTAAGCGGGCTAATCAAAGACCCCGTCGCCCCAACAGACCCCACGGCGGGTACTTACGTACTGCACAAGTGCGACAACCGAAAGTGCTGTAACCCCGAACACTTTTTCCTTGGGTCTTACAGCGACAACATGCAAGATGCGTACCGAAAGAAACGAAAGCAGCCCGCCCGGGGGGCGGCTCATAGCAACGCTAAATTGACGGAGAAGCAAGTAGCCACTATTCGGCAGGTGTACAGAGAGCGCAGAGCCACCCAAACTAAACTGGCCACCAAATATGGTGTAAGTCAAGCAGCCATCAGCCTTGTGGTAAGAGGAGAAACCTACAAATGAAACTTATTGTCTGGGATATAGAAACGTACTACGACCGCGAGTACAGTCTGAGCAGGATCACAACCGACGCCTACTGTCGATCGCCCTTGTTTGAAATGATCGGCTTCGCCATCAAGATCGACGACGGCCCTACCCAGTGGGTGCCACAACCGCAGTGTGAGGACTTCATCAAGAACTTCGACTGGTCGGACGCGATGGTTGTATGCCAAAACACGGCCTTTGACGGTGCGATCCTTGGTTGGCGTTATGGCGTCAAGCCTGCGGCGTGGGCGGATACCCTGGGTATGTCGCGCGCCATGTTCCCCCACGAGAAGTCGCATAGCCTCAAGGCCCAGGCTGATCGCATGGGTGTTGGCGTTAAGGGCGAAGAGGTGCTAAACGCATTGGGTAAACGCTACAAGGACTTCACTCCCGAAGAGTTGGCACGCTACGCGGCTTATTGCATCAATGACGTTGAGCTGACCCACACGCTGTTCATGCGGTACATGGGTATGGGCTTCCCAAAGGGCGAGCTCAAACTGATCGACCTGACGCTGCGGATGTTCATCGAGCCCGTGCTGGAGCTGGACAAGCCGATGCTGGAGGCGCATTTACAAACTGTGGTGGACAGCAAGGAAGCCCTGCTGCACGCAGTGCGTGACAAGATGCTGGAAGGTGCGGACTCCGAGTTCGTGCACGCGGTGTACACCGAAGGCATGGAGGGGATTAAGAAACTCTTGATGTCAAACCAGAAATTTGCGGATGTGCTGCGGTCGCTTGGCGTGGAGCCCCCGACAAAGCTCAGTGCGACTACGGGCAAGGAAGCCTTTGCGTTCGCCAAGACAGATGAAGCGTTCAAGGCACTTGAGGAGCACCCCGACGAGCGGGTGCAGGCCGTGGTCAGTGCCCGCCTGGGGACAAAGTCGACCATCGAAGAGACCCGCACCGAGACCTTGATTGCGTACGCCGACCGCGGGGTATTTCCCATCGCGCTGCGCTATTACGGGGCGCATACGGGGCGGTGGAGCGCCGAGTCCTCCGCCAAGGTCAACATGCAGAATCTACCGCGCACCAGTAAGATTAAGAGCGCAATCAAAGCCCCGGCGGGGTACGTACTGTGTGGGGCGGACTTGTCCAACATTGAGCTGCGCTTAGGGCTGTGGCTTGCCGAACAAGATGACCGCGTACAGATGCTGGCCGACGGCATTGACCTTTACAAAGACTTTTCAGCCTCAGTGTTTCGAGTAGCCTACGAGGAGGTGACAAAGAACCAGCGCCAAGTGGGTAAGGTGGCCAACTTGTCGCTGATTTACGGCACGGGGCCGGCGAAACTACGGGATGCGCTGCGTATCATGGGCGGGGTCCGCATGGAATTACACGAAGTCAAGCCGATCGTTGTGATGTACCGCAGCATGTATTCCCGAGTGGCGGACGCTTGGGCGGCCGGTGATAGAGCTCTGCATGCGATGGCGGCAGGGCAGTACATGGACCTGTTTCGTAATGGTATTTGCACCGTGGAAGGCGCCAAGGGTATTCGGCTCCCCAACGGTTTGTACATCCAGTACCCGAACCTACGGCGCCTCGTAAACGGCGAGGGTAAAGCCGAATGGGTGTTCGATTCCAAGTATGGCCCCGAGCGCGTGTATGGGTCCAAGGTGTTTCAGGCTTGCACGCAAGCAATCGCTCGGTGCATCATGGGGGAGGGGCTCAAGCGCATTCAGAAATTCACCCCAGTGCGGCTCACCATACACGACTCCGCGTACTGGCTGGCGCCAGAATCCGATGCAGAGGCATCCCTGGCTAAAGGTATTGCTGCGATCACGGCGTCTATTTCGTATTGCCCGGGGCTACCTCTTGCGGCGGAGGGGGCCTACGGCCCTTCCCTCGCGGACTGTTGACCGGTTACACTGGGGGTTGGCAAATCAACTCCCGGTTTTTTCTATGGCACTCGCACATTCCTACTCCGCGATCAAAGACTTCGAGGGCTGCCCCAGGCGGTACCACGAAGTACGTATTCTCAAAAAATTCAAATCAAAAGACACAGAGGCGACACTCTATGGAACCGCAGTTCACAAGGCATTCGAGGATTTCATCAAAGACGGAGCTGCACTCCCTGCCAGTTTTGAGGCGTACCGCAAATTCGTGGAACCTCTCGCTCAGCTCGACGCAGATATCCGCTGCGAAGAAAAAATGGGTATCCGAGCTGACTTTACGCCGTGTGGCTTCTTTGACAAAGACGTATGGTTCCGAGGAATCCCGGACTATCTTGCCATCTCTCGTAGTGGGAAAGTGGCGCGGGTAGCCGACTACAAAACCGGCAAGTCAAGCCGCTATGCGGATACCGCGCAGCTCGAACTCATGGCCGCCATGGTGTTCATCCACCACCCCACCGTCGAGAAAGTCAAAGGGGCGTTGCTGTTCGTGGTAGTTGGCGACATCATCAAGGCTGAGTACACTCGTGCCCAGCTGCCCGAAATCCTGTCGAAATGGGCCGGCAGGGCTTCAGCTATCGAAGGCGCCGTGGACGTTGGGGTGTGGAACCCCCGCAGTTCAGCGCTGTGTAAATTTTGCCCAGTCTCTTCGTGTGAGCACAATCCCGGTTGATATTCGTTATACCGCTGGTATACTGTAGCTACCAAGGAGATAGCTATGGCCGGATGGCACCACGAGAACGCAAATTGGAAGCCCAAGGCATGCGCCGTATGCGGCACTGAGTTCATCCCCCGATCTGGGGTGCACAAGTTCTGCTCGGAGGCCTGCAAGGGTAAATGGCCCTACATCACGGGGGCCATGAGCACAGAGAACCAGTACAAGCTCATCAGCGGGAATTGGGACCGGTACTGTGCTCGGCTGCTGTACTACGGCGGCCGCAAACGCGACAAACTTACGAAGCAAATCTTGTTGGACCAATTGGCAAAACAAAACTACAAATGCGCGCTCTCGGGAGAGTCGCTTACGTGCGATTTATCAAAAGGCACCGTGTCAAAAACTAACGCTTCGGTCGACCGGATAGTTGCAGGGGGGCCGTATACCGCGGACAATATCCAGATGGTTTGCAGAGCGCTTAACCATTGGCGGGCGGACACCGCTGTTGACGAATTTGTCGAGTGGTGCCGCAAAGTTGTCGATCACCACACCACCTTGCAGTCAGCGCAAGGAGAAAAGGAGCACGGTCATGGCCAAAAAGCGTGACTATAAATAGCGAATATAAAAATTATCAGGGTACCCCTGAGCAACTCAAGGCGCAATCCGAGCGCCACAAGGCCCGCAGGGCCTACGAAAAAGCCCACGGCGATCTGCCGGCTACCGTGGATGTAGACCACAAAAAGGCTATGTCCAAAGGGGGCTCGTCTAAGCTTAGCAATCTGCGGGCTGCCCCGCAATCTCAGAACACCAGTTTCGCCCGTAACAAAGACGGCTCGATGAAGTCGCAAATTTCCAAGCGCGAGCGCAAAAAGTAATGTAGGATGCAGGGGCCGAGAGATCGGCATTTGGTTGGTATCTCCTTTAGTGTTTAGCCCGGTAGTTCTGCTACCGGGCTTCTTTTGCCGTCAATTTTTCTATTTTGTGAGGTCAGTATGAAACCTACGTTGTTGACGCGAGAGCGTTTATTGCAAGTGTTGGAGTATTACCCAAGTACGGGGCGGTTCGCATGGCGAGTCCCGCCATCCCCGCGCAACCGCGCAGGCTGCGCTGCGGGAACGTTGCACAAAGCTACGGGGTACCGCAGGTTGATGGTCGATGGGCGACGGTATCAAGAGCATCAGTTAGTGTGGCTTGCTGAGACCGGCGAATTTCCGCCTACATACATTGACCACATCAATGGGTGCCGCGCAGACAACAAGTTCGTTAATCTGCGCCTTGCAACGCAGCAACAAAACAACGAAAACGTCGGCCGCCGCTCGGATAACCGATCGGGCCTCCGAGGGGTAAGTCGCCGCGTAAACGGCAGATGGGTGGCGCAGATACAGTCAGCTGGCGTTAAGCACCATCTCGGATACTTCGACACCCCAGAAGCCGCGCACGCAGCATACATCCTCGCCGCAACCAACATGTTTACCCACTATGCAAATCGTTGACAACAAAGCGCTCCTGTTCAATACCCGGAAGGGTGCGCAGATCACAAGTCTGATACCCAAAAGCAAAATTCTGGAATCTCGCGAGGGTGTAGACCGCGTTCTGGTTCACTGGGATTTTGACGAAATGCAGCTGCTGCGCAACCTCGGCATCAAGGATGTGCCGTCCCCCATTACCGGCAGGTACCCGTGGCCGGGCATGTACCGTCCGTTTGACCATCAGCGGACCACCGCAGAGTTCCTTACCCTGCACCCCCGATGCTTTGTGTTCAATGAGGCTGGCACCGGTAAGACCTCTGCCGCAGCATGGGCGGCCGACTACTTGATGACCAAAGGGCGCGTCAAACGGGTACTGGTGGTCTGCCCCGTGTCCATCATGGAGACCGCGTGGCGGTCGGACTTGTTCAAGACGGTGATGCACCGCACAGTAGCGATCGCGCAGGGTACGCGCACTCAGCGTCAGGCGGTAGTCAAAGGGGACTACGAATTCGTCATCATCAACTTTGACGGCGTAAAGGTAGTCACTCCCGAACTGCAGGCAGGGGGCTTCGACCTCATTATTGTCGATGAAGCCAACGCGATCAAGAGCGTGACCACCGAGCGATGGAAAGCGCTGGCCAGCCTCGTGAAGCCCACTACACGCCTGTGGCTCATGACCGGTACTCCCGCTTCGCAGTCCCCGCTGGATGCGTATGGCTTGGCCAAGATGGTGAACCCCGATGCGGTGCCGCGCTTTTTTGGAGCGTTCCGAGACCGCGTGATGATTAAGCTCACGCAGTACAAGTGGGCGCCGAGGCAAGACGCACAACAAATCGTGCACAACATTCTGCAGCCAGCGATCCGGTTCACCAAAGACGAATGTCTTGACCTGCCGGACATGCTGTACAACACCCGCGAAGTACCGCTCACAGCGCAGCAAACCAAGTACTACGAGGCGCTGCGCAAAGAGATGATGACCATTGCCGCAGGTTCAGAGATTACGGCCGTCAATGCGGCCTCCATGCTCAACAAGCTGCTGCAGGTTTCACAAGGGGCGGTGTATACGGACGATAAGGATGTCGTTGAGTTCGACGTGACCAACCGGGTGGGTGAGTTGCTGGACGTGATCGCTTCGACCGACCGCAAAGTGTTGGTGTTCGTGCCTTACCGGCATACGCTGCAAATGCTGGAGGACGAGATGGCCAAGGCCGGGTACACCGCGGCCGTCATCCACGGCGGCGTCAGCGCCACGCAGCGTGCGGACATTATCAAGCAGTTCCAGACCGAGGATGACCCCCGAGTGCTGCTCATGATTCCGCAGGCTACGGCACACGGGATTACCCTTACCCGTGCTGACCAAGTTGTCTGGTGGGGTCCGGTGGCGTCTACGGAAATCTACCTACAAGCCAATGCCCGTGCGCACCGCGCCGGGCAGACAAACAAGGTTACAGTTACCCACCTCCAGGGTAGCCCCGTCGAACGGCGCATGTACACCATGCTGCAAAACAAGGTCGATCTACATCAAAGTCTGGTCGATCTATACAAACAGGAGTTGGGGCAATGAGCAAACAAAAATACCGATGGTTGGAGCGCCGTATGGCAAAACCCGGACCCTTCTTGGTTCTGTGCCTTAGCGAAGAAGAGTTGCGGCACGCCACTCGGGGCATGACCAGACACCCCATGCCGTATCCAGAGACGGGCGCCCTGTGCAGTACGCTCTCCCACATGAAGACGGGGGAGTTTTGCGCCGTAGTATCGCTGAGCCAAAGCGCGCAGACCCGGGCGCCGATTGAAATCGCAGGGCTGTTGGTGCACGAAGCTGTGCATGTGTGGCAGGAATACGCCGAGCGTATGGGGGAGACGAACCCCGGCAGTGAGCAAGAAGCCTACGCCATTCAGGCCGTGGCGCAAGAATTAATGGCGGAATACGCCAGAAGGCTTGACGGCTAAATTAGACAATGTACAATTTCACTTGAGGGGAAAGCGGATGCTGGCGTGTCGGCGTAAGCCGGGACGAGTCGACGCAGTAAGCCGGAATGTACTGAACGCGCCAGACGTAGCGAGTACCTTCACCATAACCACAGGAGAAAACCATGAACATGAATAACACAACCGACCGGTCTGCTGAGGGCGAAGACCCATCTCGAACGCCAGAGGCAATCGCCGCCAGCCTAGGTGTAAACGTCGAGTCACATACGGTACTTGGCATAACGCCGGACTTTATCTGGTACGAAGCCGCGCAACTTCAGCGGGACATGTCGGCGTGGACGAGCCGACTCCAGCGCCTTGTAAACGTGATGGAGCAGCGCGCAGCGGACAACACCAAGATGCTGCAACAAGTCATGGACGAGAACCGTGATTTGAAGAAGAAGCTCGCTGGGGTGCAGGAGCTGCTCAAATGAGCGATGCGAGCAAACTCGTTCAGGTCTACGTCAAAATTCGTGACGCCAGAGACCTCAAGAAAAAACAGATGGAGCAGGAGATTGCAGAGCTGGATGAACAGCTCGGTGCAGTCGAATCCGAGCTCTTGGAAATCTGCAAGACCACCGGCCAGGACGGCGGCAAGACACAATTCGGATCGTTCACACGATCTGTCAAAACACGCTACTGGACCAGCGACTGGGACAGTATGTACAAGTTCATCCGTGAGCACGACGCACCGGAACTTCTCGAACGGCGAATCCACCAAGGAAACTTTACGGACTTCCTCCAAGAGAACCCCGACGCCATGCCTGCAGGTGTAAACGTCGAGTCCAAGTACTCGATCACGGTCCGTAGGGCCACCAAGTAACCTCCCATCAAAGGAAATTTTATGAGCAACATTGCACTCTTCCAATCTGGTTCCATGATCCCCGACTATCTGCGCGAAGCGTCAGATGAAACCACCAAAGACATTGCCGGCTCGTCTGGCGGCAAGCAAATCTCCATCAAGGGCGGCGTCTGGCGCATGGTGGTCGGCGGTGAGGAAGTGGCCAAGAACGAAGACCGCGCCATGAACCTCGTGGTGATTGCTTCCGGTAAAGGTGTGTCCCGCACGTTCTATGCTGAGAAGTACGAAGAAGGCAAGGACATTAAGCCTGCCTGCTGGTCGGCCGAAGGCGACAAGCCCAACCCCGAAGTTGAGAACCCGCAAAGCTCCAGCTGCGCTACCTGCAAACAAAACATTGAAGGCTCTGGTGAGGGCAAGGCCCGTGCATGCCGTTACAGCAAGCGTCTGGCCGTGGCTCTGGAGAACGATATCGGCGGCAACATCTACCGTCTGTCGGTTCCCGCCAAGTCTTACTTTGGCAAAGCTGATGGCGACAAGATGCCCCTGCAAGCGTTCGGCAAGTTCCTTGCTGGCCACGGTATCCCAATCACCGGCATCGTGACCGAAGCCCGCTTTGACACCAGCGAAGCTGTTCCCGTTCTGAAGTTCCGCGCTGTGCGCCCCCTGACCCGCGAAGAGTGGGAAGTCGGTAAGCAGCAGAGCCAGACCGAGGACGCCAAGCAAGCCATCGAGTTCAAGATGGTGTTGGGTAAGAGCAAAGGTGAAAGTCAAGCTGCGCTGCCCCAGGCCTTCAAGGAGAGCATCCCCGCGAAAGCTCAAGCTGAAGAAGTGTCTGAGCCGGTCAAGCGCGAAAGCAAGCCCAAAGCTGCCGCCCCCGCAGCAAGCAAGAATGTGGCCGACATTCTGAGCGACTGGTCCACGGATGAGGAGTAAGGCAAGTGCGCGGATACGACACTTTTTTTGTCCAGCAAGTCAAAGCTGTAAAGCATGAGCCCAAAGAACTGCGCGCCTTGGTGAAGGCCTGCCTGCGCAAGCAGGTACCGGTCACTCAGCTGGCCGCATGGTTCGGCGTCTCTCGCAGTACGGTCTACAACTGGATGGCTGGGCAAACGGTGCCGCATCCGCGCTACCTTGCGGAAATGCAACGAGCTGCTGCGCTTATCAACGCTGACGACTTGCTGTAATCCGCGCCTTCGGGCGGTGGGGGAACCCACCGCCTTTTTCTTTCATCCAGTTGACCGTGAGGCTATGTGACTGACTTTCTCAACTCCGTATTACCAACACAGGGCGTCTACTGCGCTGTGGGGATTCGGTCAGGCACCGTACGGCAATCGTTTCACCAGACAATTGCTGACGTGGAGGCGGCGGGCCAAGCCCACACCTCTCAAGGCGTCGATGCGTATTTCGCATTGGCATCGTTCAAAGACTCCTCTGAAGGCAGGACGGCTGACAATGCAGCGTTCCTGCGGGCGTTTTTCCTTGACCTTGACTGTGGCGTAGGCAAGCCCTACGTCGACCAAGCCGCTGCCGCTGTGGCACTGGCTGCGTTTATTGAAGCTACTGAGCTGCCGTCGCCGACGGTGGTTAATTCCGGTGGTGGTTTGCATGCGTACTGGCCGCTTACTGAGGATGTACCCGCCGAAGTGTGGGTGGTGCACGCCCGCAGCCTCAAGAAATTGTGCGCGGAGCAAAACCTGCACGCCGACCCGGCGGTGACTGCCGATCGGGCCCGTATCCTGCGCCTCCCCGGCACCCATAATTTCAAGAACGGCCAACAACGGCCGGTTCAGATTGCTGCACAAGGTCAGCCGACTGACCTTAAAGCGTTCGTAGAAAAGCTGCCCGCGGCGCGTATGGATTTGTCAGCTGCCAAGCAGTTCGGCATGGATGCGGCTACCCGCGAGTTGGCAGGGGGCGAGTTTCCTACATGCTCATTTGCGCGGATCGCGCGCCGCAGCCTCAAGGACGACGGCTGCAACCAGATCAAGGCCGCGCTCGTTAATGCAGCTACTCTGGAAGAGCCAATGTGGCGTGCAGCGCTGTCGATCGCAACGCGCTGCGAAGACGGTGCCAAGGCAATCCACCAGCTGTCCAAAGGCCACCCAGGCTATACCCCTGCAGACACGGAAGCCAAGGCCGCCGAGACCAAGGGCCCCTATACCTGCGAGTGGTACCGCACCAACAATCCAAGCGGTTGTGAAGGTTGCAAGCAAAAAGTCAGCACCCCGATCATGCTGGGCAAAATCGTCGAGGAAGCCCCCGTCGAGAACGACCAGTACATCATTGAAAAGCCTGAGGACGACGAATCCCCGGCAGTAGCGCTGGCTATCCCTGCCTACCCGCATCCCTACTTTCGTGGCGCCCACGGCGGCGTGTTCAAGAAAGAAACTACTCCGGACGGCGAGACGACGGAGGTTGAAATCTACCCGCACGACCTTTACCTGACAGAGCGGTTCTATGACTACAGCGAGACCGGTGAGGGCGACGGGGAGATGGTTGGCATCAACCTGCACATGCGCAAAGACGGCGTTCGCAGGTTCTATTCTCCCGTTACCACACTGTTTACAAAGGACAAGATGCGCGACTTGCTGATTAAGCACGGCGTCATCGCATATGGCAAACAACTGGATTCACTTATGGCCTACTTCGCATCGACGATGAGGAAGCTGCAGCAGCAGTTCTCGGCCAGCCGCACCCGCAACCAAATGGGGTGGACCCATGACATGCAGGGCTTTGTGGTTGGCGAAGTTGAGTACACCCCCGGTGGCCCGAAGCTGGCGCCCCCTGCCAGCGGTACACGGCAGTTAGCGGCTTCGTTCCGCCCTACTGGCTCACTCGACGAGTGGAGCACGGTGGCCAACTTTTACGACCGCCCAGGGTTGGAGCCCCACGCGCTGACCCTGTTCCTTGGCTTCGGCTCTCCGTTGCTCAAGCTGATTGGCGGCAACCACGTCAAGGGCGCTCAGGTGCACCTCAAGCACAACGGCTCCGGGTCTGGCAAGTCCACGGCGCAGATGGTGGTCAACTCGATCTTTGGCGCTCCCGACGAACTGCTCATGAAAAAGGAAGACACCTACGCTTCCAAGATGCACATGCTGGGCATGATGAACAGTCTGGCGTTTACGGTAGACGAGATCACCAACGAGGAGGCCAAGGTGCTGTCGGACTACGCCTACGGCTTCACATCAGGTCGCGGCAAACACCGCATGGAGGCGCAGACCAACAAGCTGCGGGCCAACTTGACAACGTGGTGCAACATCACGATCACGTCCGGCAATGCCTCCGTGGTGGACGCTCTGCAGCAGCTCAAAAGCACTGCGGACGGCGAGCTGCGCCGCATCTTGGAAATCTCTGTGCCCAAGTACACCGGTGCGACAAAGACCGAGATTGATGCCGTATTCAGCAAGCTCAACGACAACTACGGCGTGGCCGGCCCCATCTTCATCCAGCATGTGGTCAGCAACATCGACGCGGTGCGTGAAGCCTGCCTCAAAATGCAGTCCCGCATCGACGCTGCGCTGGGGCTCGATCAGTCCGATCGGTTCTATTCGTGCATTCTGGCCTGCGCCTTTACTGGCGCCATGATCGCCAAGAAGCTCGGCCTGCACAGCATCGACATCCGCCGCATCTACGAGTATTCCTTGGTGGCTGTGCAGCAGGCGCGTTCCTCCAACAAGAGCGAAGCCGGCGACATGCTTACGATCGCCAAGGAGACGCTGGCTGCGTTCCTCAACCAGAACATCAACAACGCCCTGGTCATCAACCGCTCGGTGCGTGGGGCTCCGCAGGCACCGATCATCTCGCCTCGCGGGGAACTGCGACTGCGGTATGAGCCGGACTCCAAGGAGCTGTTCATCACGGTTGCGGAATATCGTTCGTTCTTTGCCAGCCGGCAGGTTGATGTGAAAGACAGCGTTGCCAAGCTCACGGCCGCAGGGCTCATTAAGTACGACGGCAAGTCGCAAACGGTCCGCATCGGTGCCGGAGCGGTGGGCGGCCTTAACGGCGTCGCTGTCCGTTGTTATGTA